GACGATATGGTGAAGGCCGGTGTTACATCGGCAATTATCATCGACGACGTGAATGCGAACTCTGGAGAAGAGCCCAGCAAAGAAAAAGAGATGGTCAAGATCATAACCATTGCTGTCATCAGGACTTCGAAGCTCAGCGATGAAAGGATTGCAGCAGTCCGCGATATCGTTGTTGCTACTGATCACGAAGTTGACTATCATCTTCTCCATGAAACGGAGCTTCGTGCCGCTGATGCACAACTTGCTGACGATATGGTCAGGCTCGGCGTCGATACAGTACTCGTTGAGGACGACGCAACCACTGAAAAAACGGTTGTCGATCTGAACGTCACATCCTGATCTTCGTACCCCATTGGGGGAGGCCGCCATTGTTGAAGTGTGGCGGTTTTTCGTTTGGCGTATTTTCCATCCATATCCCGAATTCAACAATCTCACTTTATCGCCCCTGTGCCGACGTAAACCTGAGTCGATCAAGTACTCCAAGCTGCTTCCGATGTGCCGACAGGGTGCACCGTGTGCGTCCGTTTCCCGCATTAAATCTCCTCAACGTCGGCGTCTTCGATCTCAACTGCAGAACCCGGTAGACTCCGCACTTCTTTCCCGGCGTCGAGTTCCCGTTGTCGCTGCTTCATCTTATCGATCAGTTCCAACGCCCACTTTGCCGGACTCGGCAGGTTGATATCCGTCCCTTTCCGGGCATGTCTGGTTATTTTCAATGCCTCCAGATGCCGGATCAGCGTCTTGGACAGGAAGTCCACGCTGTTCGGCTGGGCATCCCCTTCGATGGCGCGCTGCAACCGGATGAACACCATCCCGGCGGTGACCGCGATAGCGTAATCCGAGGAATCGTTCATATCCGGGATGTCCTTCCGTAACCCATCCATGAACCGGTTGAACATCTTCTCCTCGCCTTTTTTCAGGAACCGGTTAACGAAGCAGCCGTGCACCAGGGCATTAAGATTCTTCTTTGGAGCGCCACCTCTGGCTCCATGCATCCTACAGACATCGTATCCCTTGACAGCGGGATTCTTGCATCGTTTGCCGCTCAACTTGCTGATCGCCTTGCACTGTTTTTTCAAATTGTTAATCGGCATAGTGTTGTTTCCTTGCCTTCAGGTTGTTTAGGGCTTCCAGCTGCCGCGTGGAGGCTTGTTTTCGCGATAAATTCGGTGATACTATCGTTCCTCATTTGATCATTTCTCATATGGTGGATAGGGTTTAATCTTCCATCCGGTTTTTCGGTCCCACTGCACAAGTCGGAACACATACTGTGGAAACTGTGCCGCAGCGACTTTAATCTTGACATTAGCGTCATCCATCATGAATCCTTTGACTTCGTGGAACTCAATCGATCCATCCGGCAGCATCACTTCAAAATCCGGTTTATAATAGGTTCGGTCTGCCAGTTTCAGGTTGTGTCGCTCAAAGCTGAAGCTATGGATTTCACCGGCAAGCTGAAGATTGCGCAGGTGATCGGCATATCTCTTTTCAAGATTATTCATGCCATCCTTCACGGCGGTTCTGCCCCGGGCGCCCGCAGATTTCATCCTCATTTGTCTTTTTAAATACTGTTTCATCCCCTTCGAGAATCCTTATGTATTCAGGGTTTCGACTGAAAAATCATAATCTTGGTTTTACTTGGACATCGTAATAAGTATAGTATCCTCTGCAATGAATAATTTCGCATAATAATGGCAAAGTTCTATGTCATTATTATTAAGGTGTAAGTACTTATATACACTATAGATAAGTATATATTTATTAATAATGTCATTTCGCAGAGGTATAAAAAAACCAGCTGTGTTTTTTTAGGGTTGTGCGAAATGCCATAATTCAGTTTTTACTATCTATCTTCTTATTATATCTGCAAATAATTATGACATGAAGTTCTGCCATTATTCGAATAAATTCCTTATTATTCATCAGTTTTATCTCCTTCAATGTTGAGTGCAATGTAAGCGATGCGTGGTCGACCAGGTCCAGAAGATTTTATTTGACCAAAAGCGATCTTCCCGCCTTTCAGTAAAGTATCAATGATAGGTTTCCGATCTTTAGGAGGCTGAGAGCAGAACGGTTTGCAACGATTCATGTCCCGTTCAGTAACGCCCCTGGAACCTGCTTTTTTAATGGCCAGATAGAAATCATTAACCAAGTGTTCAAATTCGGTGTCGGCGATGCGTTCTTTGACCTGCCGTGCCAGGTATTCGGTATGAAGACCAACGAAATGGATTGCCCAACGAGCATGTGAAACCTCGATAATGGGCTTGTTACAATTCTCAGCACAGGCGTTAATCAGGGCTATCTTATTTGCATGTTCTGCTGCTCGTCCCCAAAGCGCATCAATTCCTGTATTGGCAAATGATGATAGTTGAGAATCGGCATATTCCGTAAAATCATTCAACAGTGTTGCGGCTTCTGCTGTAGCCGGTACCACAATCGGTTGCGGTAAATTGAACCGCGCCATGTTGCCTTTCTTTGGATTGGCATTGGTGACATGCTCAATCCAGTTAAGAATGGTTACCGGAACATCCGGATAAAGTCCTCGCCTTTCGATAGGGGGTATCGGCTTATTGCTCAGGTCCACAACTAAGAATCGATTGAGAAAGCCATCGACGACATTCTTTGATTCGAGGGCGGCATAGAAAGTTTCCGGCGTAGATGTCGCGTGAATACTAACGCAGGGATATTCAATCATCACTGTAGGTCGATTGACCTGATCGGCATATTCGGTACCGCCGAAGATGGTATCAGAAGAACTGAAGAGTCGGATGATATTCATGGGAATCTCGCGGCTATGCCGACCTGAATTCTTCTGCTGGAAAGCCTGCAACATCAGCCCGAATTCGTCAAGTTGGAAAAGGACTACGGGAGTACGTTTGACTCTGGATAGCAAACCTTGTCCGCTTGCAATAGTATCCCCGCCGATCATATCGTATTGACAGGCGGCATTGAGTATATTCTTCACCATTTTGCGCGGGTGATCCTTGCCGCTTGTCGATGCTCCAATCGAGATCATGTAAAGATTGGTGCGGTGTTCTTGATCGGTGATGTATCTTCGTCCTAACACTGTTCCTGCCAGGGTTAGTGCCGCATTGACGGCAAATTCCGGCTGCGGTCTTCTCGATGTTGAGACGATGTAATTAACGATCTCACCCAAGATTCCCGGTGGATTGATCAACTCTTCATCCATGACGTAGGGTGGCTCAGCGTCTGCTTGTGCAGGTGTATTGGATATAATCGTCGGTTGCCGTTCAACCCACCCGTTCTTTTTGGCCAGCCAATAGATTGTCGACAAACTGACACTACCGTTCGGATCGAGACTCTTCCAGGTTCGTTGCTGGTCGCGCGGGTCGAACTTCTCCGATTGCATTGACCATTCTGTCCAGATACCGTAAGCTTGTTGTCCGGCGCGGGTTGACTTCAACGCCATACCGACCTTCAACCAAATGTCACGCTGGTCGCTGTTAATAAATGCCAGCGCCGATCGGAGTTCTTGCACTTTGGCTGCGGACAGCAATTCAACGGACGCATCGATGTCGATGTCGTTCTTGACTGTCGCAACCTGTCCGTTCAACGCCCAGATCGGCGCCGGTGCAACGGTAATGCCATCAAGCGGATCACTGGATGCTTCCCATTCATATCGTTGTCCCGAGATATGCAGACTCGGAGGAGCGATGACATAACCGCCCTCAGCACGAATGTCAATCCCGGGACCGAGGATATTTATCCCTGATTTCAAATTGGTATTATCCGGATAGGTGAAATAGATATGCCTCCCGCCACCGCCGGTCAGAACCTCAACGGTATCCGGATATTCCCGATACAGTTCCCGCCACGTTTCTTCACCGTCGATTCCTTCCTTCGGCTTGGAATCGAGATCGATCACCATCAATCGCCCGGATTTCTCACCGGTGGCGATAGCAATGTTCGCCCAGGGATACTTCTTCCACCAAGCGGTGATGACAGCCGGATCGGTCGTTGCGTCGCGGAAACCATGTCGAGTCAACGGATGCTTGCCGGGACTCGTGCAGGCTGGGCGCCCGCAGGTGCAGCGTCCATCGCGGATGCTGTGCACTGGAAAGACCGCCCAACCAAGGGATGCATATTTCATGGCAGCATCGAGCATATCAGAACGGGACATAATCCACATAGACTTTCATATAAGCCCAGCAAGCTTGTTGTATCATTGCCCGAAACTGCTCCGGATTAAATTCTGAGACAGGTGTATTCATTAGTTTATCAGCCTCTATTTCTTTACCAGCGGATTCTATTGCTGCAGCAACTGCGTTGTTTTCCAGTTCCTCGTCCGTCCATTTGCCATTATTGGCTCCGAACAGAACGACCCGTTCATTCTTTAACCGTTCGTAATGTTCGCGGGTAATGGTGATTGTTTCTTCCGTCAAAATGGAGCCTCCTCTTCTTCGATTGCTTCATATTCTTCTTCCACCAAATCATCTTCCACTTCAATCTCCACATCACCGCCGAATTGATGCCGGAGTACCCGCCAGTATTTGCCGTCTTCCTGGACGTAGATTCGGCAAGCCCGTTTCAATAATTCTGCTTCCTGCAAAGCCTCGGTTACGGTTGTAACATCAGGATCACCGCCATGTCTTAACCACCATTGTCTGGCCTTTCTGGCGGCGAAACCACCATGCTCGAGGCATACCCATTCGGAATACCATGACAGCGAGCTCTCGTAGTAATCGACCCGTAGCGAATCCGGTTTGCCGACCTTGCAATGTCTCGAATAGCGGATCTTCTCAATATCAACCCAGAATGCTTCTTTCCGGCTGATTATCGGCTTGGTTGAAGCCGCCGGGTTAAGCTCCGCCTTTGGAGGTGGGAAGTCATAGCTGCAATGGGGACATTGATGATAACCCGCATAGATGTATGACCGGCAGTTCGGACAGATTTTAACCGGCGCCTGACCGTTGCCGTTGCCGCCTTGCCGATATGGCTGCACCATATCAATCGGTCCGTGCCGCTCGATATTTCCAGCAAAGTCAAGCACAAGACAGTTTTCTTTGGCAGGGGCGATGCGCATACCTCTGCCGGCGATCTGAACGTAAAGACCAGTCGATTGAGTGGGGCGGAGAATAGCCAATAGATCAATATTCGGCGCATTGAAACCGGTTGTAAGGATGTCGCAATTGGTGATAGCGCGAATCTCGCCTGACTTGAAGCCGGTCAGGATGTAATCACGCTCCATTGCATTGGTTTCACCGGTAACGGTTTCTGCAACAACGTTGTGTTCTCGCAATGCATCCCTGACGTTGTAAGCATGCTGGACGCCGGTGCAGAACACCAGCCATGATTTGCGATCCCTTCCGTAATAGATGATCTCCCTGACCGCGGCTTTGTTGACATCTTCCTGATCGACCGCGTTCTGGAGTTCGCTGTTAATAAATTCACCACCGCGCGTGTGAACGCTGGATACATCCAACTTGGTATCGGGCGCCTTGGTTATCAGCGGGGACAAGAACCCTTCGTCAATCAATCGTTTTACCGGAACTTCATAAGCGACATCGGTGAAAATCCTGGCGTCGCCTTCGGTCAGCAATCCACTGTCCAGACGATAGTGCGTTGCCGTCAAGCCGATAATCTTCACTTTATCATTGATCGCATGCATATCATCCAGGAACCGGCGGTACATCGTATCCGATTTGCGCGGACACAAATGTGCTTCATCAATCAGTATCAGATCAAAACCACGCAGTTCATCCGCCCGGTGATGCACGGATTGAATTCCGGCGAATAACACTTGCGCCTGCGCTTCACGGCGCTTGAGACCGGCGCTGTAGATTCCTGCCGGCGCCAATGACCAGTGATTGACCAGTTCGATGTAATTCTGCTGAATGAGCTCCTGAACATGTGTCAAAACCAGAATACGCTGGTCAGGCCACGCTTCGATGACTTCCCGGATGAAGGCCGCCATAATGAACGATTTGCCTCCTGCGGTGGGAATCACGATCAAAGGATTGCCGTCATGATGCTCGAAGTAGCGATAGATAGCATCGACTGCTTCGCGCTGATACGCTCGTAGTTCCATCATTCACCCGACTCCCTGATCTTCCGGCTGCTGAGCCCGCCACGGCCATTGCGTATTATCAAGCCATCTTCAAAATCATATTCCACCCAATCCTCACCGGCATCGGTAACCTCTCCCGGTAATAGGTCTGGGATATACAGGTGATCGCTGCAGCCACGAAGTTGCTCTTTATATGAGAGTCTCTGACTATGTTTATCACACCGCCAACCGCCTTCATTATTGATAATAGGTGTCGAATGCAGACAGGTTCGGCAGTTGACTTCCGGCGGAAGACTTTCATGACAGACAGTGTGATGATCACAGCATTTGCATTTCCACCAAGCGGGGTCTTCGCTGATCTTCGCCGGCGGTCTGGACGATTTGATGATGCGGCGGGCTTTATCCTTTAATAACCCGGCAAACTGAGAATCCGCCTTGATCCGTTCACTGTATAGCTCGTCACTGTTCTTATTGACCGCGAGATAGAACGCCCGTTGCAAACCCATGTAATCCATATAAATAATCACTTGAGCGTAATGCTCCGGCGAGGTGATTTGGACGCCATGTTTCTTCAGCAGTTCAAACCGCCGTTCATTGAAAGTCTTGAACTCGAGCAGATGCCAGGTCTTCGGGGCTTCGATAATTCCCAGCGCCGCCCCGTCAATGGAGCCGGCGAAATGTCCCCCGAAATCGGTGAATCTAAACTGCCTTCCCGTCTCCTCATCGTGGTCATGAACTTCAATTCCAACAGAGCGCAAATTCTCGATAAACCGTTCTTCTTCGCGTTGACCGGTTTCGAACAGACGCAGCATCCGGCCGCTATGGCGGGGAACAGTACACCAGCGGAACGCGAACCACAGTTCGCGCTCACATTCCCTGCCGATAAGAGACGCTCCGAGGTGCGAACGGAAAGAATGCCGTCTGCTCTCATAAGCGTCATATATTGCCTGAACCGTCGGTGAGATATTTGTCGGGATCTCCGCCATTACTTCCGTTTCCAAGGTGGAAGGTTCGATCCGTTGCCGGTCTTTGCCGCTGTCTTTCCGGATGGCTGAGGCGAAGATGTTTCTGCCGCTGCCATCGCTGGAGGCGGCGGTTGCACGGACGTTTGGATCGATTGTCTGTTGCCGTTCGCGTTTAACGCCTTGTAACCACGGATGATATTCTGCGGTCCGTATTCGGGACTGGTTTTCACCTTCACGTTAATCTCCATCGGAATATTGTGAAGTTCGATGCTGTCCTGAACCCGCAGCTTACCGGTGGCATGACAGATAGCGCTCAGTTCCCGCTGGGCAATCTCCACCGCTTGAGACGATGGATTGACAAGGTTCAACTGCGTCCACAGTTTCCGTCCGGCGTAAGGTCCGTCCAAAATAGTAAGCTCTAACCAGAGGTATTCACCGGTGCCTTTGCTGTTGTCCCGCATATCGGAATCGGTGATCTCAGCGGTGTACCGACCTGCCGGTACATGTTCAAAGTCAACAGATGGATCGACATGGGTGGCGTCGAAACCATTTGGTCCGATGTTAGCCATTATTGTGTTCTCCTGTGTTCGGGTTATTGTTATGATGAAAAGCCGCCAGGTAATCCTGGCAGGTCAGCGGAATCTCGTTGGGCAGATCGAAGCGGTTCTTGGCGTAGAATGCCGGACGCTCGGACAGATACATCACTCGCTCACCGCTGCCGATAGCGCGCCCGGCTTTGGTTACTTGCCCTCGTTTGTCCCGCGTTGTACCGGTTACGCTGATCTTATAATTGCAGAACCCCACCACATCAGCCCAGCGATACAACAATGCCGATGCTTTGTCGTTGAGAAGATCGATAGTGTATTTGCGGTACGGATCCGCTTCCGGTGGTTTAACTTCCTTGTCGATTGAGTGACCGATCAGAACGATGCGCATGCCCTTATTGATCCGCAGGCTGTCCAGTCCGTCGAGAATATCTTGCCACAAGGGGAGCGCTTCGTTGCGCCATTTATAGTAACCACCGCCGTTGGCGCCGACCTTGTCGATAGAATCAACGTCCCAGTTTTCCAGCAGACGTCGGTGCAGCATCGGTTCGAAAGCGCTGACCGTATCCAGAACGACGCTCTTGAACGGATGCTCTTCATGCAGAGCGGTAATAGCTTCGATGGCCTCCTGGAAACTGCGTATCTCCCAGTGTTGTATGCCGGGAAGCCCTGACAGACCGTCTTCGGCAGCCAGGAATACCGGCTCATCCATCTGTGAAGCCAGGGTCGACTTCCCGATGCCTTGCACACCGTAGATCAGATCCCGTGGTGGGAGGGATGTCGACTTCTTAAGTGTTGCCAGTGAAATTGACATTATCTGTTTTCCTTATTTATTGCGATTACTTTGACATTTGTCTTGCCGGGTTTGATGGTCAGCGCTTTGGCGACCAGCCGATAGATGTCCGGATCGTTGGTTTGAAGCCATTTCACACCGGTTGTATCCAGCTTCGGAACGTAGGTTACCGGTCTCAGTTTTTCCGGAATCTGATCTTTTATCGATTCCCAAACTCCTTTATCAAGCGTTCGATTGATGACCCCGGTTACGGTTACCTTATGAGTGCCGATGTTATGGGTCTTCGAACCTTCTTCACGTTTGCCGAGACGGGATACAATCGCTTTTTCGATTTCCACTCGGCGCGCCTTCGACGCATCTTCGGCGGCTTTGGCTTCCAGCCAATCCTGACTGAGTTGCTGAATATCAGCGTTCGTGTTCATGTTCTATCCTTAGTTTCTTTTAACAATATTATTCCATTCATATTCTTGAATTAATCCTCCTTCCTGATCGTTCATCCTCTGATCCCGGCACGCGCCAGTTCAAGCTTACGGATCGAACGATCAATCTCAATTACCTGCCGTTGAATCAGGTCGTATTCTCGTTCAAGGGAGTTGATGCGATCCTGACTTCTTCCAGTGAGTTCGTCGGATTTCACCGCCTCTATCTCCTTGCGAATATCTTCCCTGATGTTTATCTTCTGACCGAGCCGCTTGTATAGTTCAGCCAGTTCCATCACCCTTCCCATTGTTATCCGCTCCAGTCGTATTACCAATCCTTTCCTGTAACAGATGAAGGAAACAATCCGCAACAACTTCCCGCGCTGCTTCCCAAGCTCCATCTTCAGGATCAGGCGATGATACGACTTCTATTTTGATTTCCGGTTCAATCATTTTCTATTCTTTTCAAAGCGACGTCTGTATATAATGCAATAGCTGCGCCAACCGTTTTGACTCATCTCCTTAGGCTGTCCTATGTCGTTGTTATAGCAATAGATACATGAAATTCAGAGCTTTGAAACAGACCTGTTAGTTACCTCTATTTCACAAAACCGGTCATTTTGAACGCTAAAATGGTCTTAGTTACCTCTAAACCGGTCATTTTGAACGGTAACACGTGCTATTTTACCTCTAAAACGGTCATTTTGACCGGTTTTAACGAAAAAAAGGTAACTCCAGCCACCCGTGAAGTTACCTTTTTTGTGCTGATTTAGGTTCTCCAATCAGTTAGTTACCTCTAACTTTTCAAAACCGGTCATTTTGAACGGTAAAATGGTCTTAGTTACCCCTAAACCGGTCATTTTGAACGGTAACTCGCGCTTTTTTACCTCTAAAACGGTCATTTTGACCGGTTTTGAGTTTCAAGAGGTAACTAAGGAAAAAAACGGGCGATCACACGAACCCCGCACAAGACTTGATTCTCCGAAAGTTTCATCTAACTTGGTCAACCCTCGCAAGCGGCAAAGGGCGCCATCATGCCCGCAAAATAGATGGCATAACCCTTGCCATTTAATAAGCAGTTACTATTATTGGAGGATTTCTAATGATCAAGGCAGTTGGATATGCGCGGGTATCGTCCGATGAACAGGGAACAGGCGGCTAAAGACCTGTCCATACCGGCGCAGATAAAAGCCATCAATCGTTATGTCGACGACAGCGATGATATGATGCTGGTCGAGATGTTTAAGGATGAAGGTATCTCAGCCTATGCTTCCGCCGATAAGCGTCCCGGCTTTATGGCGATGATCAATCTGGCTAAAGATTCCGATGTATCCATCATCCTGGTGCATAAGCTGGATCGCTTCTCCCGCAATCGGGAAGAGTCGATTATCTTCAAGTCATTGCTGAAGAAACACGGTGTCCAGGTCAAATCGATCACCGAGAACTTCGATCCGGATACTCCGTCCGGCTTCCTGTTTGAAGGGATCATCGAAGTTATCAACCAGTTCTATTCCATGAACCTGGCCATGGAAACCCGCAAGGGCATGGTGGAAAACGCCACCCGTGGTTATTGGAACGGCGGGACGGTTCCCTATGGTTTCAAATTGATGGAAGTACCCGGGAACGGTGATAGAGTCCACAAGAAGCTTGCCCTCGGTGATCCCGTCGAAGTGGCAGCGGTGCGACGCATCTTTGACCTTGCGGCCAATCAGGGCATGGGCGCCAAAGCCATCGCCAACCGGTTGGTGGAAGAAGGGATTCCCTACCGTAACGGTAGATCCTGGAACAAGCAACGCGTCGGCTATATCCTGAACAACTACGTTTATTACGGCGCCACGACCTGGAACCGAACACATACCAAGACCCGCACCATCAAGCCGGAAAGCGAGTGGATCATCGTCGAAGACACGCACGAAGCGATTGTCTCCAAAGAGCTGTTCATGAAACGCAAACAGATGGCGCAATCGAGGATCGGCAAACGCTTTGCGACCAATGCGCACAAGGCGCAATGGCTGCTGGCGAAGATGATCCGTTGCGGAGAATGCGGAAAGGCCTGGGAAAAACCGCCTGTAAATCCTTCTACATCGACCAGGATTACCTCGAGCGCGCGGTTATCCAGGCGATCAAGAACGAGCTGGCGCGGCCGAAAAGACTTCAGGAGATTGAAGATGCCGTTAAGGCCCGTCTGAGGGAGGTTCAAGGGCAACAGGATGATATCGAACAAGCCTATCATGCCAGACTGGTTGAGATCAATCAAGGTATCGAACGGTATTACGATGCCATCGCCGAAGGGCTCGATCCCGCTGTCTGCAAGCAGAAAATCGAGGAACTCCAGGGACAGAAAGCGTTATTGGAAGGGGAGCTGAAGGAGAAGGCGGACAGCTTGAATATCGCGAAAGCCTTTGAAAATGATATGGTTATCATCCGGAAACTGGCACGTAACTTCAGCCGTGAGTTCGATAAACTGCCTTTTGAAAAACGACGTATGATGGTCCTGCACTTCATCGAACGGATCGACATCATCGACCATTCCATCGCGCGGGTGATCCTGCGGATACCGAAACTGACACCAGGGAAGACGCTGAAACCGCCGATGATGAAAAAGACACGGAAGGAAATCGAACTGGAACTGGGGAAAACAGGTCACGCAAAACATGAAAAAGCCTCACCCGATGCGAATCAAGTGAGGCATGCACGGCTCCCCGTATGGTTGTGACTGCAAACCGAAGGGTTCCGGCCCTGTTGATCGCGACTCAGACAGTAAAGGACGGGAAAACAAGGAAATACAAATTCACACGCGAGAAACTGAAAATCGGCCTGCGAAAGCCGTTCTCACGGCGGCCCCGCTGGACGGGAGACATCGATGACGGTGTTTCCCATTTTTTATGCCCCGATCACCCATCCTGGCTCCCCTCACAGCGTTACGAATTGACACTCGACGAGAAACGGCAAGCCCGAAAGAAACTCGCCACAGAATGGCGTGAAGGACTCGTGAAGGGAACGTATGAAAACCGCGCCGACATCGCCCGGAAGAACGGTTGCAGCCGTGCCTGGGTCACTCGTCTGTTGAAGAGAGAGAGCTATTAACTACCAAGGCATAAGTCAATGAGTATTAACCATTTATGAGAATCACCGAATGAAGAGCGAATGAAAAACGGATGAAAAACGAACGATTACCGAATGAAAACCGAATGATTCTGAATGATTGCGAGCCCGTGAACGTTTGGGCCCTTGGCTCGGGCTTCAGTTTCGACCTCGTGGTCGAGTTCCTGCCCGGGAACACCAATGCCCGGGAGGAGGCCGAGTGGATCATCAACCGCCTGGTGGAAAACGACATCATGACCCTGCCCAAAGATTTCCTGGCCTGTCATCGGGCCACTCTTTCCCCGTACCGCGGCATGCGCGGGCAGGTGGTCTAAACCGACGAGTACCCATCGGTCGAGGCGTGCGAGCGCTCCGTCCTCAGTAACATTGCGATATCATTTCAACGCGCGCTCGAAAGCTAAGTTTACCACTAATTCAGCATTGTTATTAGGAAGGGCCTCATATTCCGCCTTCTCAACAAGTTGAGTATAACAATCAAGGAAGTTATCGGGACCGAGTATTTTATCTATTAATGATTTCCCGAGCAAAGTTATCAGCCCACCAACGGCACCTGAGCCCGTTGCTACACTTCCTGTAACAAACACGGTTCCCAAGACGATTTCTCGGATGCGAGTTCGATTTAAATCAAAGCCATAGGACATTCGTTCGTTTTCCCGAATACCTATAATAAGGTGGGTCTTAGAAATGTACTGAATGCTAGCCTCTGGTTTAATTAGCGTGGAGTTGTCTCCCCAATAGATTTTAAGATTCGATTGCGAGGAGTATCTTCTAAAATGCTCGATATATTTTTTCTTCAATTGTGCAATTGTGAGATCTCGCGTTTCTAGATGTTCGCGAATACTATTAGAAATGGCATCCCTATTCCAAACATAAACAGTGCGTTCTGAAGATTCCAACAACATTGAAGCAAAACGTTTGGTGTGATTCCTAGCTTCTTCCTCAAACTCAAATGGATTGAATATGGCTGGTGTCCTAGCCCGAGTTTCCTACTTATAAATCATAATACTTGTATCTCTGCTTATATCACCAAGAAACAAACATTGAATCCTTACCCTAAAACACTGTTTTTATCTTTATCAAGTCCG